CTCTCAGCGACGGAAGAAGAAACAGACTGGGGTGACGATGTCTGGACGTTGGTGTCTGACCTGAAGATAGCCAAGGATCTATTCCAGGCGCAGCTCGATGATTTCCAACAAACGCTGAACGATGAGGACATGGTCTTGTGTTTGTCCTCGAAGACCAATTTCCGCAAGGTCCTCGAACCTACCTACAAGGCCAACCGGAAAAAGACCCGTAAGCCGCTGGGCTTTGTAGCTATGCAAGACTGGCTGAAGCACTCCTATCGCTGCTTCACCAAGCCAGGGCTAGAGGCTGATGACTGCCTGGGCATCCTCAGCACCATGCCAGAGAACGCCGGCAAGGGCATTATCGTGTCTGACGACAAGGACATGAAGACGATCCCTGGCAAGCTTTACCGTCCTCAAAACAACGAGCTGCATGACATTAGTCAGGTTGAAGCTGACCTGGCGTTTTACACGCAGTGCCTGGTTGGTGACGTGACAGATGGTTACGCCGGCCTAAAAGGCTATGGCCCAAAGACAGCTGCTAAAGCTCTGGGCAACAGGCCTACCTGGTCGATTGTCGAGCAAGCCTACAAGGCTGCCGGTTTCACCAGGGACGATGCGCTGCACCAGGCACGTCTAGCCAGGATCTTGCGTTGGTCCGACTGGGACCAGACCAAAGGCACACCAATACTTTATCAAGGGGAGACAGCTAATGCGGCATGAGCAAGCCATGAAGGCGTTGGCCAAAGACGAAGAGCATCTGCTCGATGGAGCTGCACCATACGTCGACATGGTCAACCACCCACCACACTACAACCACGGCGGTATCGAATGCATCGATGCCATCGAAGCAGCCCTGGGACGAGACGGTTTCCAGGCTTACTGCCGTGGCGCTGCGCTCAAGTACCTATGGCGCACAGACTACAAAGGCGGCCTCGAGGATCTCGAGAAGGCTGCCTGGTATCTCAACAAAATGATAAAAGCAGGGAACAATAAGAAATGAACATGATACCCAACCGACACTACGGCCCATCGCTCTCACTCAGCGAGGAGATCGACCAGCAGAAATACAGGCAGCAAGGCGAGGACTTCTATAGCAAGGTGGTCCGTATTGCAGACGGACTGAAGGACAACGCGGAACACTTTGAGGCTTTCAAAGACACGCTACGTGAGATGCGGTTCCTGCCGGCAGGACGGGTACAAAATGCCATCGGAGCCGCCAGGCAGACAACTGCCTACAACTGTTTCGTCAGCTCCACCATTTCGGACGACATGGGATCGATTATGTCTGTCGCCACAGAGGCTGCAGAGACCATGCGGCGGGGTGGTGGTATCGGCTATGACTTTAGCAATCTGCGCCCTCGAGGTGATCTAATTAAGAGCCTGGACAGCCGCGCCAGCGGTCCTGTGAGCTTCATGGGCATTTTCGATGCTGTGTGCCAGACCATCGCATCCAGCGGCCATCGTAGAGGCGCACAGATGGGTGTGCTGCGGGTAGACCACCCTGACATCGAGCAGTTTATCAGCGCCAAGCACAACAGCGACAAGCTGACAGGTTTCAACGTCTCTATCGGTGTCACGGACGAGTTTATGAGACACCTCGAGACAGGTGAGCCGTTCCCCCTGGTGTTCGAGGACAAGGTGTACAAGGAAGTAGATCCTAAAGCGCTGTGGGATATGATCATGCGCTCAACCTGGGACTGGGCTGAGCCTGGTGTCTTGTTTATCGATACCATCAACAATAAAAACAACCTGTGGTACGTCGAAGAGATCGCTAGCAGCAACCCATGTGGTGAGCAGCCTCTGCCACCAAACGGTGCCTGTCTCCTGGGCAGCTTCAACCTGGTCAAGTACGTCGAAGACAACAAGTTTGACTTCGATCAGTACATCGATGACATCGCAGTAGTCGTCCGAGCCATGGACAACGTGATTGATCGGACCATCTACCCCCTCGAAGCACAGCGTGTCGAAGCGCAGCAGAAGCGCCGCATGGGTTTAGGTGTCACCGGCCAGGACAATGCCGGCGAGATGCTGGGGCTGCCCTATGCTTCAGAGCAGTTCATGGAGTGGGCCGAGACAGGAATAGAAAAGCTACGCAACAACGCCTACCGCACGAGCTGTGAGCTGGCGCAGGAGAAGGGACCATTCCCACTGTGGAACCACGAGGACTATAGCAACAGCGCCTTCATCCAGACACTGCCACAGTGGCTGCAGGAAGACATATCAGTCTATGGCACAACCAACAGCCACCTGTTGTCTATCGCCCCGACGGGTACGATCTCACTCACTGCAGACAACGTCAGCAGCGGCATCGAGCCACCATTCTCGCTGTACTACGACAGGACCATCCAGCAGTTCGATGGCCACCAGGTAGAGCGTGTTGAGGACTATGCGTACCGCCAGGGCATTGCCGGCAGGACAGCCAACGAGATCACGGCAGATGAGCACGTCGATGTCCTGATCATGGCATCTAAGTATGTCGACAGCGCAGTCAGCAAGACATGCAACGTCGGTGACGATGTCACCTTTGAAGAGTTTAAGCAGCTCTATTACAAGGCCTGGAAGGGTGGCTGCAGCGGGATAACTACGTTCCGCGCTTCTGGAAAGAGATACGGGATCTTAAACGAGGTGAAGACAGAAGAAGAGCCAAAGGCTGAGGCTTGCTTCATCGATCCTACAACAGGGCAGAAGGAATGCGAATAAGGCCCAAGTGCGGTGAGTGCAACAACAAGCCAGCAGACGTGGACAAAGGTAACGGCACATACCTGTGTGCCAGGTGTGAGATGAACAACATCTACCGCAGCATGTCTGCAGCCGACAAGAAGCTCACCAAGAGCAGCCTGTGGTCTACCATAGTCACCGCTGCTAACCGCAATAAGCCCTGAGTGTGTACTGAGGTGTATGACCTGGGAACCTCCAAGCTAGGAGTGTCTCCCAGGTCACACCAGTCTGTTTATGCCTCTCAAGCCCTTATGTCCACCCTTAGGAGAACTATAGAGAACAACAGTAACTATGCAGCCCCAGGCTGCACCAAAGCTGAAGGGCAGTGCACCAACGACATGACACAGGTCCGACACAGGTGGGCTTAGGTGTGCTTAGGTGTGCTTAGGTGTAGTTAAGTGGGCTTAGGTCCACGTCCCGATTTGTTCTTTAAAGAATGTCCTGTCACACGGACATATTTCACAATGGCTAATGTCTATGACCTGGCAACCCTTTTGGTTGTCTGATCTCATATCAGACGTCCACTGTCCACCAACGATATCAACGACTTAGCGTGTCTGCAGTGGCGCAGCGGGTCCCATCCCTGGCAAATCAGGCCCCCATGGGCATCAATCGAGGTCGACTTCGCAAAGATCGCTAAAGGGTTGTTGTTGTTGTTGTTACCCAGCCTGACTTTAATCACGAGAGGCCCCAATGGCACTAGAGACCGGTACATACATTGATTCGCTTAACGCAGCGAACCCTACCGCAACCGATGCCATCGCCCAGGCCGATGATCACCTACGCCTCATCAAGTCCACCATCAAAGCAACACTTCCCCAGCTCACCGGTGCAGTCACAACCACCCAGGCAGAGCTCAACATCCTCGATGGCGCTACCCTGTCCACCACTGAGCTCAACCTGCTCGATGGTGTCACAGCGACAACCGCAGAGATCAATTATCTCGACGGCGTGACCTCCAACATCCAAGCCCAGTTCAACGCTATCACCACTGATCTTGTGTCTGACACCAGTCCGCAGCTGGGCGGCACCCTGGACACCAATAGCCAGGCTATCCAATTTGGTAACTGGACTATCGAGGTAGACGGCAGCAACAACCTGCTCTTCAAATACTCCGGTGACACCAAGATCCGCATGACGGCAGCGGGTGCCCTGGACGTCGAAGACGACATCACCGCATTCTCAGGTATCTAGATCACATGGCAGTCACATCGTCTGGTGCGATCTCGTTCTCGAGCCTGGCCTCAGAGTTCGGTGGATCGACCCCGCACAGCCTGTCTGAGTACTACAGGAATGCTGGCGAGGTCCCATCATCAGTGTCCAGAGACGCCGATGCAGCTAGCCTCAGTGGCAGCGTGTACGACGGGCGCGGCGCGCCTTACTCAACGAACCCAGTCATCAACTCAGGCGGTGTCCTCTACAGACACAGTTGCTGGGCTGACAACGGTTTCACAGGTACAGGAGATGTGTCTTTCACAGTTAACCTGGCTGGAACCTACAGCTATTCGTTCAGCTATTACGTACAGAACGCGACCAGAACCAGCACTCACACCTTGTTTGTCGACGGCACCCAGGTCGCATCTGAGAGCCTTACAGCTGGCAACAGCAGCTCGAGTGCCACAGGTACATTCTCAGCTAGTGCCGGCAGCACCATCCGCATCACATGCTCCTGGCCGTCCGTAGGATGGGGTAACAGCAGCGTGACAATCGGCGGCAGCGCTACAAACAACGACGACGTCAACGTCACTGTAAACTCAGGCGTCCCGACCAGCGGTTCAGTCAGTCTGGCTAACTTCTACGGCACCACAAACACATAGGAGCTCTGCATACGATATGGCCGTTCTCCCAGTACGTGATTTAGGTTCCGTCGGCGTTATTACAGATGTCGCAGCCTACAACCTGCCGATCAACGGATACACCCAGGCCATCAATGTCCGCTTTGATGAAGGCAAGGTCCGTCGTGCTCCGATCTTCCGCAAAGTCAAAGACAGCCTGGGCTTCACCCCACGGGCCAGCTTTGGCGTTGTGCCGGCCACAGGCTATGACACAGTCATCATGGTTGACGACGCCTACGTCATCAAAGAGTACAACGCCGGTATAATCTCAGATCGCTCAGGTTCCATCTCAGCCAGCTCAGATCCCCGCTCATTCACCATTACCCAGCTAGCCGATGTCGTCTATATAAACCGGCCAGACAGGGTGCCTGTCTTCCGTGCACCGGCCGGCACCAACTTCGCAGATCTCACCAACTGGCCTAGCACATACCGCGCAGCATCCTTGCGAGGCTTTGGTGACTTCCTGGTTGCCTTGAACACCGTCGAAGGCAGCACGAACTTCCCTAACCGTGTCCGCTTCTCCAACCTGGTCACAGCCAACAGCATCCCCGACAGCTGGGATGAGACTGACACCACCAAGTCAGCCGGCACCAATGACCTGGTGGAGATGAAGACAGCCATCGTCGACGGCGCTGTCCTTGGCTCCAACTTCGTTATCTATTCCTCCGAATCAATCTTCTTGATGGAGTTTGTCGGTGGTGCGTTTATCTTTAACTTCCGCAAGCTTTTCACCGACGCCGGCCTGATCAATCAGAATTGTGTCGTCGAAGTCGAAGGCAAGCATTACTGCTTCGGGCCAGCTGACATCTATGTCCATGACGGCACCACCAAGCAGTCGATATGCGACGAGCGCGTGAAGAACTTCATATACCAGGGCTTGAACAATGCACGGTCCAATGTCTGCTTCGTGCAGCACAACACCAATCTCAACGAGATCTACTTCTGTTATTCGTCAGCTGACGACAACGTCACCTTCAGCAACTCAGACAGATGCAATCGAGCTGCTGTTTACAATTACAGGAACAACACATGGTCTTTTTACGATTTGCCCAACGTATCTGCGGGTACTACAGCGAACGTAAACAGCATCAATACCTACGCCACAACGCACAGGGGTAACCTATGCGCTGGTCGGTGGCTCATACTTTGACCAGGAAGATAACTTTGACCGGCACACACTCATGGTCGGCGAAGACAACAGCACTGATGGCATCACCAGTGACAAGCTCTACGCTGTCGACCTAGCCGACGAAGGTAAGCTTACCTTTCAGCTCGACGCTGAGGCCACCAAGCCGCCGCTATTGGAGCGCACAGGCCTGGACCTCGATGAGATGGGCTCCGCAGCGGCCAACTACACTGTCGTCACTAGGTTATTCCCCCAGGCTGACACCTTGAACACCTCAGACACCACCATGACTTTCCAGTTTGGTGCGTCTGACATTCCCCGCACGACGCCCACCTATGCGTCTGCAGTCACTTTTGACATCAGCGCTGATCACAAGATCGATGCCAGGGCAGCTGGGCGGTATCTCAGCTACAAGATGACCCTGGCTAACACAGACTACAAAGACTTTGAGCTCTCAGGCTTCGACATCGATGTGTCTCAGACAGGTGCCAGGTAATGGCCCTAAGCGACAAGGTCAATCTGCTAGT